ACGAAACAGCTCAAAGCCTTTACACTTCTTTAGAGAATACTAGGTGGACGTTCCTTGATCGGGCTAGGACGTCGTCTGAATTGACGATTCCTTATGTCCTACCACCTGAAGGTCACGGGCCACACACTAAGTATTACACGCCTCATCAAGGGATCGGAGCTAGGGGCGTTAATAACCTCGCTTCCAAGCTCTTGATGGCGTTGCTTCCGCCTAACGCTCCTTTCTTCCGCCTAGTCATCGACAGGTATGAGCTTGATAAAGCCAAAGCCGAGATGGGTGAGGAGCAAGGTGAGGAGTTACGGACGGATCTTGAGAAAGCTTTAAGCGAAGTAGAGCGCGCTGTTTCACAAGAGGTTGAAGTAGAAGCATTTAGAGTCGGAGTATTTGAGGCGTTAAAGAATCTACTCATCACAGGTAATACATTATTATACCTACCCGATGAAGGCGGGATGAGAGTCTTCCGTCCTGATCGTTATGTGGTAAAGCGTGACCCAATGGGTAATGTTACGCACATAGCCGTCAAGGAAACTGTCGCCCCGATGATGCTTCCTGAAGAAGTACGACAAGAAGTTTATAAGGAGTCTAAGGATAATACCTGCGATCTTTATACTTCGATTGTACGGGAAGATGATAAGTTCTATGTCCAGCAAGATGTCAAAGGTATCGTCATTGAATCGTCGAAAGGTTCGTACAATATCGACAAGTCGCCTTGGATACCTTTACGCTATACACGTATTGATGGCGAGGACTACGGGCGTGGCTTTGTCGAAGAGTACATCGGAGATCTGAAGTCGCTTGAGTCGTTGACCAAAGCTATCGTCGAGGGATCAGCCGCCGCCGCTAAGGTGCTATTCATGGTCAATCCTAACGGAACGACTAGAGCGCGCACCATAGCTGAAGCCGCAAACGGAGCTATCGTCCAAGGATCGGAACAAGATGTATCGGTTCTTCAGTTGAATAAGTTTAATGACTTTCGTGTTGCTCAGACAGTTATGGCTCAGATCCAAGACCGCTTGAGTCACGCATTCCTTTTAAACAGCAACGTCGTTAGAGACGCAGAACGAGTCACCGCCGAGGAAATACGAATGTTATCGCAAGAACTCGAAGCGGCTCTAGGCGGGCTGTATTCTATTTTATCACAGGAGTTCCAGCTTCCGCTTGTGACTCGTTTGATGGATCGTATGGGGCGTACCAATCGTCTACCTAAACTACCAAAGGACATCGTCAAACCTACGATTGTCACAGGCGTTGAAGCTCTTGGTCGTGGTAACGATCTTAATAGATTGGATATGTTCTTAGCAGGGGCTGGTCAAGTCGTTGGCCCTGACGCTGTAGCTCAGTTTGTTAATGTATCGGATTACTTCAAACGCCGTGCAACCGCGTTAGGAATCGAGACCGAAGGACTTATCAAGACTGAAGAAGAAATTCAACAAGCCATGCAACAAGCTCAGATGGCGGAGATGGTGCAGAAACTAGGCGCGCCCGCTATGGGGCCAGCTATCAATGCTATGGCTAATCAACAGCAACAACCACAACAACCAATGGAAGGATAAACGAAGATGGGAGACTACCAAAAACACGAGATAAACGAACCAACAGTGGGGGAGATTGAACCCGAAGAAAAACCAGCAGAAGCTCAAGCCGAAGAAGCGGAAAAACCGCAAGTGGAAGAACAGCCACAAGCCGAGCGTCCTGAATGGTTGCACGATAAGTTTGAGGCGCCTGAAGATTTAGCTAAAGCCTACGATGAACTCGTTAAGAAAATGAGTAGCGGTGAGGAACAAGTCGAGGAACAACCTCAACAAGAAGAGCAATCGGAAGAGGAAGCGCCTGAAGTCACAGCCGAAGCTCAACAACGTATCCAAGAAGCTACCAAGGAATACTACGACAATAACGGAGAGATTGGAGATGCTACTTACAAAGCTTTAGAGGAAGTCGGAATCAATCGTGATCTTGTTGATCGTTTTAAAGCGGGGCAAGAAGCGTTGGAAGAAGCTGAGATTAAGATGATCCAAAGCGGAGCCAATGGCGAGTATGATGCGATGGCTGAATGGGCTGGTAAGAATCTTTCCGATACAGAGTTCAACGCTTTTAACGAAGTAATAAACACAGGCTCACCTGAACAAGCGCAACTCGCTGTAAGCGGGATGTTTGCTCGCTATAAATCCGAAGTAGGCGGTGGCCCTAAACTCGTTACAGGTGGTACTACAGGATCATCAGTTATGCCGTATCAATCGAACCAAGAAATGGTAAGAGCGATGCAAGATCCACGATATAAAAGCGGAGATAAGGCGTACCATACCGAAGTCGAAAGGCGTTTGGCTGTATCTACTTTTTAACCGATGTTTGAATTGCTGACATTATTCCTAACAGGCGGCGGTAGTGCCGCGATGGGGTCGATGCTGAAAGGCGTCTTCGGCATGATGGTGGATAGTCGTCAGCAAAAGTTTGAACTAGAAATGGCAAGGGAGGCAAGGAATAATGAATTTGCACTTAAATTTCAAGAGAGTCTTAATAGCGGTGATGGTGGTGCTTTCACTCGCGCTACAAGGAGGATGCTCGCATTCATCGGAATGGGCGTCATCGCCTTCGTCACGTGTCTCACAGCGGTTTATCCATCAGTCCCGCTTCTCAGTACAACAAACATTACAGGCGAAGGAAGAACAGAAGTTCTTTTCGGACTCCTCAGTTTTCCAGCAGAGCAAGCCAATATGGTCGTTACAACAGGACATCTCTGCTTATTCCAAACTTCCGTAGTATTGCCGATGATTGTCGGATTTTACTTCACTCCCGGCGGTAGGAGATAAATATTTTGACATCGAACGAAGACAGAAATCGTTGCCCCGTGCGCGGGATAACCTCGAAGGAATCGACGCAAGAGGTCAGCTAAAACTAACAATAAAACTAATCATTAAAATAGGAGATTATTAATCATGGCTAATGGAGATACCAGTCCAAGTCGCGTCGGTCAGATTAACTCAGCGGGCGATGCAAACGCATTGTTCCTGAAGAAGTTTGCTGGCGAGATCCTCACTACCTTTGAAGAAAATAACGTCTTCAAGGCCTTACATACAATCCGTACCATCGAGAATGGTAAAAGCGCTCAGTTCCCTGTAACAGGAATTGCTTCCGCTTCTTACTACACTCCCGGTCAAAGCATCGCCGACGCTGGAAACAGCTACTTGAGCGACATCAAAAAGAACGAGAAGATCATCACTATCGATGACGTACTTCTTGCTTCTACCTTTTTGGCGTCCATCGACGATGTAAAGAATCACTACGACATCCGTTCCGTCTACGCTTCCGAGCTTGGTAAAGCATTGGCATTACGCTTTGATACCGCTATTGCTAAGGTATTCATCGCCGCCGCTCGCGAAACCACTCCCGGTGTAACAGGCGGAAAGCTTGGTGGAGTTCTTGATGTGTCCGCTAACGCAATGGGAACAGGTGCTGACAGCGCTGACGATACCGACAATACTGATCCTACAGGAGCAGAGTTGGTAGCCGCGCTTTTCACCGCCGCCCAAAAGCTCGATGAAAACGACGTTCCTAGCGACGGTCGCTTCTGTGTACTTCGCCCTAGCGAATACTACAAACTCGTTACAGGTGCTGACGGAAACAATTCCTTCAACTTGGTGTCTGCTGTTAATAAAGACATCGGAGGTTTAGGTTCCATCGCCACAGGTATGATCCCTCAAGTTGCTGGTATCAGCATCTACAAGTCCAATCACTTACCTTCAACTGACTTGTCAGGCGGAGCTGGTATTGACGCTGGTGGATCTAACGATGTGTTCGGTGCTGGTGGAGTCGGTTACGACGGAAACTTTACCAACTCGCTTGGTATCGTTGCTCACCCATCCGCAGTTGGAACTGTTAAATTGCTTGATCTTGCTACCGAGTCCGAGTATCAAATCGAGCGTCAAGGAACTTTGTTTGTAGCGAAGTACGCAATGGGGCACGGAATCCTCCGCCCTGAGTGTGCTATCGAGTTACAGAAGTAATTCTTGTTTGGTTGTGTTGTGGGAGCGGGGTCTTTTTTCGTTTCGCCTCGCTCCCCTTCACACCATATATTATAACTAATTTTAAACATGGCACTTACATCAAAGCTTGAAGCGGTAAATACAATGTTGGGAGTTATTGGGGAAGCCCCTGTGAACTCGCTTACTCCCGTTGATAATCGTTTACCTGTATCCGTAGTAACCGCAGTTAATATCTTAGATGAAGTCAGCCGTGAGATTCAGTCCGAAGGCTGGCACTTTAATACGGAGCATGAATACGAGCTTCTACTTACGACTCAAAATAAAATAAACCTACCAAGCAGTACATTAAAAGTAGATACAGCTTTAAACGAATATACCGATATTGATGTCGTTCAACGTGGTACTGTTTTATACGACAGAAAGAACCATACCGATGTCTTTAATAAAAATTTAAAAGTTACGATCACATTTGAATTAAGTTTTGAAGAACTACCACAACAGTTTAGAAGTTACATCATAACAAGAGCTAGTAGAAAGTTTGCTAATCGTTACCTTGGCTCGCAAGAGATCGAAGGCTTTACTCTTCGTGATGAAGTGATAGCTAAAGCTTTGGCGATTGATAGCGACTCTGAGAACGCTGACAGAACTATCTTTGATAACTACGATGTAAAACGCGTTATTGATCGCTGATGCCATTAATCACTACATCTGTACCTAATCTTGTACAAGGCGTATCGCAACAGCCTGATAATCTTCGTTATCCCGGTCAGGCGGAAGAACAGATAAACGCTTTTAGCTCCGTTGTGGACGGGCTTAACAAACGCCCCCATACCGAGTATGTAGCGAATCTTAATACGTCGCTCCAAGACGATGCACTCGTTCATTTCGTTGATCGAGATCCGTTGAATAAACACGCGATGATATTCAACAACGACAGTGGGACTACATCGGTAAGTATTTATAATGTAGCCGATGGTGCTGGTATTCCTGTATCTATTTCTAGCAACGCTCAAACCTACCTTAATGGTGCGTTAAATCCACTTACAGATTTACGGGCGTTGACCGTTGCTGACTATACATTCGTGGCTGATACGACACAAGAGATCGCTATGACGAGCGACTTATCACCTGAGCTACCGCACGAGGCGTTAGTGTTTGTTAAGTTGGGTGACTACAGTAAAGAATACAGCATCGAGATTGATGGTGAAAAATATATCTATAAAAGTGGTGATGGTCAAAATTCCTCTAGTGATACAACAGGTAATAGCGAAGGTAGTGGACGAGACGCTGATACAGAATACATCGCTTCTCAATTAGCTTTAACTTTAGGTACAGGTGGTCGTGTAACATCTATAACCATTACTAACGGAGGAAGCGGTTATACATCACCACCAACTGTAAATTTTTCAAACCCCACGACAGGTACGGATAACGCTGTTGGATACGCAGTCCTATCCGCTGGTGTGGTTACTGAAATAGTATTAACACATGGTGGGTCTAATTACTCTAGCGCCACAATCACGCTTACAGGCGGAGGTGGTAGCGGTGCTACAGCTACAGCTTCAGTCGCTACCAGCGGTATATCTCAGACACTAGAAATCCAAAACGCTTGTTTACGAATCAGTTCAGCATCTGCGTTTCAAATCGGCGTTAAAGACGGTTTAGGTGACGAAGGTCTTGGTATCGCTTTTCAAGAAGTCAGGGCGATAACAGAGCTACCTAGGAAGTGCTTTGGGGCGGTGGGAGCTTATCCCGGATTCCGTATAAAAGTTAGAGGCGATGTGGAACTCGTTCAGGACGACTATTATGTCAAGTTCGAGGTTCACGACGGTGAAGCATTTGGTGACGGAGCTTGGGTAGAAGATGTGGGCTATGGAATAAAGACTAATTTGGACACAGTCACGATGCCTGTTCAAATTGTGCCTACAATCGTTAATGATGTAATTACGGCGTATACAATCGATGTAGCGTCTTGGACGGGTAGAACTGTTGGTGATAATGATACAAATCCATTGCCGTCGTTTGTTGGTAAAAAGATCAATGACTTATTCTTCTTTAAGAATCGATTAGGCATACTGACCGATACCGCTGTTATCTTCTCCGAGGCTGACGAGTATTTCAACTTCTTCAGGACTACCGTCTTGACACTTCTTGACAGCGCCCCAATCGACGTTGGAGTCGCGCATACAAAGGTTTCAAAGCTGACCCATGCTTCTGCGTTCCAAGAAAAGCTGGTGCTGTTTTCACCGCAGTCTCAATTTGTGTTGAGGGGGTCGGATCTTCTGACGGCTAAGACCGTTAATATCTCTCCTATTACCGAGTACAATGTCAGCTCACAGGTGCGCCCATTGGCGTTGACTAACTACGTTTACTTCAGTTTCTCACGCGATTCATACGAAGGTATATACGAGTTCTTTGTTAATCGTGATAGCGACGTTTTTGACGCGTCTGAAATCACTCAGCAAGTACCGACATATATCGAAGGTAATCTTAGGATGATGGTGGGGACGGCGACTGAGAACGTTATTGTCGCGTCTTCAAACGAGAATTTAAATGAACTATATGTATACAAATATTTTTGGTCTAATAAAGAAAAGATACAATCAGCTTGGATGCGCTTTGACTTCCGTAAGGAAATCGTCGGCATGGGCTTCATTGACTCAGATCTATATGTCGTTACAAAAGATGGTTTCCTCGAAAAGATGGCGATGGAAGCCGGGCATAAAGACACAGGACTAAACTATTCATTACACCTCGATAGACGGGTTCAGGATCTTGCCGCGTCTCCCACACTAACTAGAAGCTACGACTCAGGAACGAACAGAACTACCATATCGGGTATGGTGTATGATCCTGACGGAGCTGTACTATATAAGACGAGTGGTGAGCGTTTTGAAATTACTCGTTTAAGTGCTACATCTTTTACCGTTAGAACCGACATTTCAAACGACGATTTCTTCGTAGGTTTTGAATACGAAACAAGTTATAAGTTTTCTACACAGACCTTGAAGCAACCTACAGAACGCGGTGGTAGGTCTTCTAGTAACTTTACCAAACAACTGATAAGAAACGGAGCGATTGATTATTCCGATACAGGCCACTTTACCGTCGAGGTAACGCCGTTATATCGCGATACATACAAGTACATATTCAATCCTAC